CCTTTTGCTCAGCACTAAGGTGCGGATACAAAAGTTCCGTCCACCAATACAGATGGACGGGCATAGCCCCCGCTGGCTTATGCCAGCAGGCCCACTTTCGTACAAAGTAGTGATCGAAAATGGGTACCGAAGACGTTGCGCTAGCTGCTACCGGATTCTCAAAGCTAAAGGAGGTCTGAAAGGGTACTGACAAGTCCCTTAGACGCACCTTTACATCAGCTTGTGAGAGATGGATATGCCATGGTCTCGCTACAGACACTTGATGTGTCTTTTGCAAAAACCAAAGGTAATACCCCCGGTAAAAACGGAAATGGCGCCTATGTTCTTTTGGAACATAAGTTCTATAGCGCCAGATCCATTTACGCAAGCGCAAAACTTTTTGGTCGTGTGCTGTTGAAGGATCTATCCAGACTCCTGAAACAGAGCTCTCCTGGTATGGAACTTTGGGCAATTTGTACTTGTCAACTAACTTTTTCAAGTAGGTTGCAAGATGCCCTCCAGGGTAAGCTAGTTGCACCATCGAATTAATAAGGTGACATAAAATGGCTTTACGGCCATCAATGTGCCTTATATAAAGAGGTGTAACATCAACACCGTTAAATACTTCAAGGCCACAGGACTCTCGAAAGGGTCCAGTTGTAAAGGTCTTGTCCGTATTTATAGTAAAACCAAAAAATCGCGTCAATCGCAGGTAGTCATCATAGAACTCTCGTTCAATGATAACATCATCGCCGTATACAACAAAACGGCGTGACCCCGCAGCATGACAAGCCGCCGCAAAAACCAGAGTTTCGAGGGTAAAAGTTGTACCATTACCCATGGAGGAGAATTTATGATATTTCCCCTTCCCGAAACAACCCCTATATTCTGGGGCTCGCAACCGATCAACGTAGCAAAACCAGTCCCATGGCAGAAGCCATGCTATGGCATTATAAGCTACAGTGTCGGAGGCAGCTTTTTTATCTACGGTGACAAAGTCATCATAGACAGAAGCATGCCGTGCGAGAAGCTGGTTCAGAAACTGGTTAGACAGATCAATCCCAAAACGGCGTAAACGCCGCTTGGCATACGTATCGAATGCTAGCTGGAGGGGAAGATCCCCTTCAGGTTCACACGCAATAGTACGGTCTGTTTTCCAGTTTTTCGGTACGCGCTCCATCCGATTAGATCGACAATCCACCAACTCAGGGGGCTCAAAACCAAAATATCGGTAAAGAGCTCTTAAGTAAGAGTGGGCCCCACGCGTAGCGTGAAGCTTCATCTTCATCTTCAGATGAGGTAAACTGTCTTTCCTGCTCGAATGGGCTGTTGCCCCCGAAGTCACCCGCACCAGACGCGGCAATGCGTCAAGAAAACGACTGAAGTCTCCGAGGACGTTACGTATGTAACGCTCCATGCTTGAAATCATAGAGCTAAGATCGGGATCTAACAGATCGCGCTTAGCATAAAAGAAATCAAGTCTAAGGTTTGTAACTGCGCAAAGCTTTTCGGCTTCGAAAAAAGAAGCTCGAGCAGCGTCTTCGCAGTCCTTAGGATTGGAAAAGGCGGAATTCTTCTTAAAGAAGGCCTCCACCTGCCTCAGAAACCGCCAGTCGTCGATTGTATGCTTTGCCGAATCGAAGTGACGGGAGCAGGAAGTTAACTCAGCGAGGTTGCGTGCACGATTGTAACCTTGTACACACTTCTTTAACGCGGAATCAACTCCCAATTGGTCTTGGACGTAATGCCGACATATGTCGTGCGTCATCGTCTTGTGGTCCATTTTTGGATCCTCCATTTCAAAATTGCGAGATAAGGTGAGCTATAAAATATAGCGTCACCACGTACACCGTGAATAGTGAGAGCCCCAAAATAACTCTAGGGTTCATAACCATTCCTGGGTGGAGATGCTGTTGGCAAATTCGTCGCCCGCAATAACATCGCGGGTAACGGCCAAAGCAGCATCAATGTCCGTGCTCTGACCGAGCACTGGATATCTTACAATTGTTTCAATGGAGACCTTGTTGGCGAGGACCGTGCCATCGGCGTCTGTAGTAGCTTGAACTACTTTAGAGCTATACTCCGCCATGGTTTGGTTCCCGTCGGGGACTTTTCTCTTCTCGATTACTAATTTGGGCTGTAAAGCTGTATGCCCGGAGAGAGTCGATGTACGAGAATTTCCATTATTGGAAAATTCCGTGAGGACAGTTGTCATTCCTGCCATAGATTTACCTCCGAATTGTTCGGAGCCTTTGCATAACTAGAGCCCATAGGTCTATAACCTTAAAGGCATTTAGTCGCAAGGCGATCTGCGGGAATAACGGTATTTTACGCGGCACGCGTAATTGAAGGGTTGCTTGCAGCTCAGCTTGTGCCGATGCCGTACCAGAAACATACATATCGCTCGGATTGGTCAAACTAGATGTATATGACCTATCCAAAACGACTTCCTGGCCGAACGCAGCTGTGTAATTATGCTGCAAAGCTAAAAAGGAAAGGGCTTCGAGGGCTTGACTCACATTCCACAACCAATCAATAACGAAACTTAGCTTAGTTACTTGCCAAGCCGTTACTAATGGATTTAAGTGGATAGGATTTATAGCCACGTCAGCCGTCACACTACCGCGCATACGAACGTGCAAACTATCTAGAACGTTGATAGTGAACACCCCGTACGACCCGGTGTAGGTGCTTTCAGTGTCCGTTTGCCAAGATAAACTGTCTTCAGCTTTACGCTTATGACGGATCATCTGGCCAACTTTGTTGTTGAGGTTGGTAATGAGGGCCGAAAGGTCCTCACAGTCCATATAAAATGGACGCCAACCATAACGAACACTTAGCCAATCGTTAGAAAGATCACGGAGGCGTTTCATCCTCGTATAAGTGCGATGTTTAAGCACCCAACGGGGGACGTCTCGATTAAGGAGATGTTGCAAAGTCTTACGCAACATCAACTTCGTGTCTTCTAACTCGGCCAAGAAAGTAAGGAAGTCATAGCCCTCCGAATAGATTTTAGCTGCAGCCTTTTGAACCAAGTAATCGTTTACTGGTTGGCTGTATGCTGCCATCTGTTCGTGGGTGACTGTCCAATAGTCAGGGAAACCAATGTACGGAATTACATCCGAAAGGGTACCGTATTTATTTCGAATACTATAGGTACCCTCTACACCCCCATAAACCTTATAATGATAATAAGGTGTCATAGGGATGAGGTCTCCCCTTCTAATCCTCGTGTGGACAGATGGAATGTCCCATCCATGCATAGACCAATTATTCTGACCAATCATGGTCCGAAAAGTATGGTCGACAGTGCCGTTGTAATACACAGCACCGTCTGCATAGTGGTCATTATTATCACCATCTATCCTCCTAACCCAGGGTTCTTTCATAAGAAGCTCCTTTAGGAGCCTGAAAGCCCCGAATACCAATCACCAGCACTCCGCAGAAATGCCGGGTATTAGGTGACCAATGCGGTCCGCAACCAGAGGGTCTGCTACCAAGCAGATTACAGATGGATAAATATGTCATTGCTGACACTCCGCTTCTTTTCTCACGGAGGGGTTGGTAATCCTATTTATCTCATCTGCTCTCTGAGGGCTGCGCTCTCCCCCCCAC